CTTTTGCATACAAGTGGGGCGGCCCTGATTCCTTGACACGTTTGCAATCCTGCTGGCTGTGGATTTGTTCCCAGTCACAGGAGGACTGCTATGCGTTTCGTTTTGCTTCTCGCCGCCCTGGCGTTCGCTTCCGTTGCCAGCGCCGATACCACCGTGGTGGCTCGTCGTGGCTCTGTCATCAGTGCCCAGGATCACGCCGTCGTGATCGCTCGCCGTGGCTCGCTTGTGCATTCCAGCTGCGGCCAGTACGAGGGCATTGGCACCGGCTCAACGCCTGAGCAGGCCCGGCGCAACTGCTGCTTCTTCGGAAAGCGCGTCATCGTCGAGGAAGGCGTGGCCTACTCGCCCGTGGCGCGTCGCTGGTTCGCGGTGATTCGCTACCGCTGATGCACGCCGTGTCGTTCACCGTCGCAGGGCAGCCCGTCCCGCAGCCGAGGCCAAGAGTCTCGACTGCGGGCGGGTTTGCTCGTGCGTACGTCCCAGGGAAGCACCCAGTGCATGCGTACCGCGAGGCTATCGCAGCAGCTGCTCGAGGTGCTGGGCTCACGACAACCGGCGAGGTGCTGAACGTGGTGATTGATGCAGTGTTTGAGCGGCCGAAGTCTCACATGCGAAAGGCCGGCGTGAAACCCGACGCACCGAAGCTGCCTAGGCCCGACGTGGACAACGTGGCAAAGGCGGTGCTCGACGCACTGCAGGACGTGATTGGCGATGACTCTCTGGTTGGCCGATTGGTGGTGGAAAAGTCATACGGCCAGGAGGCACGGACTACCGTGCGAGTGTCGTGAGCACTGTGGCCGTAGTCATCCCTACGTGGAACATGGCCAACACACTTGGTCGGGCTCTTGGCTCGGCGTGCGTTGGCGGTGCCGATGAGATTGTCGTGGTGGACGATGCCAGCACTGACGCCACTTACAGCGTCGTGCAGCAATGGCAGAAGAGCCATCCGCATGTGCAGTACGTTCGGCATCCTGAGAAGTCGCAGGATCACAACGCAGCCCAGCGTGACGTGTGGCTATCGCTCGCCAGCAATCACGTCATCGGCTTGGCCGCTGATGATTGGCTTTACCCGTCTGCTGTTGAGGCCGTCCGCCGGAATGCTCATTCACCTGTGGTGTTCACGGACGCAGACGCCTTTGACGAGCAAGGCCGATTCATCCACTGGCACATGAGCGAGTTCTATGGGTACAGGTCCGCCGACGAGGTGCGTGCTCGAGTGCGTGGGTCTGCCAATCTGATTGAGAGCGGCATTGGCTCGTCACTACGCAGAGATATGGTGCAGTGGCTGTGGCGAATGAGTTGGGAGTCGCTTGGCCCGCTCATGGACAGCGTCGGATATGGCACCGTCGCGTGCCTGTTCGGGGCCACATACGTGCAATGCAAGGGCGCTGGGCTCACCGTGCGAGAGCGAAGTTACGGACGAAATCCCGATTGGACCGAGGACGATTACCGCACGATGGGAATGCACGCTGTGGCGTGGATGGAATACGCGGGATTGGACCGCGAGACGATTAAGGGCATGGCCCGCAAGCGTTGCTATGTGGAGATTGCATGAACATTCCAGCCCGCCTGTGGCAGCCGCACGACCCGTTCTGTGAGCCATATGCCGAGCGTTTCAAGGAAGGTGCGGCCCGGCTGCGGAACTCAAAGGTGGCTTTCGTTGGGCTTGCCCGAAACTGTGCGGTGCGACTCGCCCAAAACCTTGGCCTGCTCGAGCAACTACAGGATCTGTGCGGCTCGTGGTCGCTGCACATCGAGTCCAACGACTGCGAAGACGCCACGCTGGACGTGCTGCACGACTACTGCCGTGAGAAGCCGCAGGCCACTTTTCATTACCAGATATTGGGCCGCGAACACTACGGCGCAGAGTTCGCCGGCCGCCGCACGATCGCCCTGGCCGAGTACCGCGACTCTTGCCAGCGGTGGGTGCGTGCGTGCTCGCCTGACGCCGACTACGTGTGCGTCATTGACTGGGATGCGTGGGGAGGCTGGAACACCAACGGCGTGCTGAACGGGCTCGGCTGGCTCGTTGAGTTACCCGGTGCCTACGGCATGGCGAGCTTCAGTTTGTTTCAGTACGACTTCGGCCACGGGCCGCAGTGGCACCATTACGACCTGTGGGCACTGCGTGGCGTTGGGCAGGCCGAGTGCTACTTCGACACGTACCAGAGCGGCTACGGGGGCTTCGGCTACACATGGCTGCCGCCGGTTGGTTCGCCGCCCGTGCTCGTCTCGTCAGCATTTGGTGGCATGGCGATTTACCGCACCGACGCATATCTCAAGGGAACGTATGACGGCGTGAGAGACTGCGAGCACGTCCCCTTCCATCAAAGCATTGCACGAGCGACAGGGCAGCACCTGTACCTAAACCCGTCGCAGCGGATGCTGATGAGTTGGATGCCTGAGCCATGCGTGGAATCACCTCAACCATAAGCGTGGCCGCGTTCCACGCCGACTGGATGACTCACATGCCCATGCGGGCACTGTGTGAGCGTTGGACGATTTCCCGCGATCAGGTCATCCGCCTGGCCGTGGTGTGGGAGTTGCCCAGACGCCACGACAGGAAGCTGAGGGCAAAGCCGCTCAGGCAGCGAGATCCAACAACGACCGAGATTCAGCAGGCGTGCATCCGCATCCAGGCCACATGGAGCAAGGACGTGGAAGAGGAGCGGCGAGTCGTGAAGTCCCAGGCGTTCTCCATGAAACGCATACCTCTCGACAGCGCGACTCGTTCGCACATAGACGTGGAATACAACGGCGACTGTGACGTGTGGGAGGAACGACCGTGAACGCACCGAAAGGCAAGGAAGACGTGCTGCGGCGCATCGTCATCGAGTATGGGCAGCTGTACGCCTACATCTACATGACCGATGGAAACGGGAAACTGCTGGACGAAGAGGTTTTTAAGCAGCCCTTCCGGCTGGAGCGAAAGGAAGCCCACGAGGAGGCGAAAGACGCCTATGACGCTGCCTACGACTGGATGAACGAAATCGTGAACGTGACGCCGCCACTGCAAGGAGACGAGGACGGCGGGGCAGAATCAGAAGCGGAGGACTAGCCATGCCAGCGTATGAAGCCACGCCCGCCGAGCTCGAGCAGTACGGATCGAAACTCACGATATGGCAGCAACTCGCCCTGCTGCAGGCTTGGTCGCCGCTCATTGGCTACGGCCAGCGGTTCATCAACGAGGCAGACCCGTACAAGCGAAGCATCATCGTCAGCGAGGCTTCAGAGTGGCTTGCGTCCAAGACCAACGCCCAGGCCGATGACCAGCTGGTGCGTCTGCTTGGCGACTTGCTGAAGACTAAGCAAGGCGAAGCCTTGGTCCGGTGGTGCCTGCTGCAAGTGGAGGCCGTCCGTTGAGCGATGATTCAGTCATACGCCTTGCAGCCGTGGTGGCGGCGGCTGCTTTGTTGGCCGCCCCGTATCGGGAAACCATCGCCGGCTGGCTCTCTCAGGCCGCCGAAGCCTGCTACGCCGAACGCTCCAGCCTCGGCCGAATCGCAGCGGCGTTGCTGATCATCGCGGCGGCATGGGGCCAGATCCCGATGCCCAAGCTTCCGGCGGCTCCTGCCGTCACTGTGGACGTGGAGACTCCGAGCGTGGAGATGCAGCAGCTGGTGCGGCCAGTGGCCGAGTCCCTGAAGGCGCTGCCAATAGGCGACCGGATGCTATGGGCTCAGACGTGGAACAAAGCCGCCACCGTCGTGGCCGGAGATGCCGTGACCACCGAAGTGGTGTTCACTGATACCCGCTCGCTGCGGGTGTTCACCACGCTGGCCATCGAAATCGCATGGCGGCGCATCGGCCAACACGCACCCGGCGAGATCCCTGGGCTGCGTGACGCCGTGGAAGAGGCGTACAACACCGCTACTGGCCGTGACGTTGTGCCGGTTGATGCGGCAGTGCGGCAGCGTTATTGCGACTTCGCCAAGGCAATCGCCTGGGCCGGCATGAACGGAGGCTAGTCATGGCCTTCGTGCCGCTCTTTGGCTACACGCCAGACCCCGCAGGATCAGAGGCGTTCGTGGCATCTCTGCCGCGCCCGACACTGGCTGAGGCTGGCCCTGAGCTCCAGACGGCCAAGCATGACGTGAGCCTGTCGCAGCTGCTCACGAAGAGCATGCCGAAGTGGAAGCGGGGCTCTCAGCCAATCGGCTCTTGCGTTGGCTGGGGCACAGCCATGACGGTAGACGTGCTCGCGGCCTGTGACATCTGGCTGAGGAAAGAGGCTGAAGTCTGGGGCGGCCGGTGCATTGAAGGCGTGGTGTATGGCCTGTCTCGAGTTGAGGCACGAGGCCAGACACGCAACGGCGGAGGCGATGGCAGCACGGGCTTTCATGCGGCCAAGGCCATCCGAGACTTCGGCACGCTGCACTACGGCCAGGACTACGGCGGCAAGCGATGGGAGAAGCAACTCAGCGGCACGGAAGAGCGAACTCTTGGACGTGACGGGCTGCCAAGCAGCCTTGAGCCGTACGCCGCTCAGCACAAGGTGGCTGAAGTCACGCTCGTGCGGAACTTTGAAGACTGCGCCAAGGCCATCTCTAATGGCTACCCGGTTTATCTGTGCTCCATGCGTGGCTTCTCGATGACCTTCAAGAAGGACTCCAAGCACGGCGGCGGCTGGCTCTCGCCGGCTGGGCAGTGGGCTCACTGCATGATGGCTTGCGATCTGCGGTGGGATCGTCCTGCCCTCTTGGTTCCGAATAGCTGGGGTGACTGCTACAGCGGCGAGGTAGACCAGCGGCTGCACCCGTCCTTCCAACGCACAAGCGGCTGGGTTGACGCATCGGTAATCGACTCGATGTGCGCTGGCGGTGACTCGTATGCCGTCGCTGGATTTAACGGGTTTCGCCCGTCTCTGATGCCCGAGAACTGGCTAGACGGAGTGCTGTAATGCGTTGGGTTGTGCCGTTCGTTGTCGTGCTGATTGGCTGCGTTGCCACGCTGCCGCAGGACCACGGCGTGTCTGCTGACATGGCCTGCGAGACGGCGCGTGCGGTGGTTCAGATGCGAGAGCAAATCCACCCAACGCCGACGCCGAGCAGCGAGAAATGCGACAACTGCAATGGCACTGGAAAGATTGGCGACGGCCGCATAGTGCTTGAGTGCCCTGTCTGCAAAGGAACGGGCAAGAAATGACGCGCGACGAACTCGTTGCCGACGTGTGGGACTCGCTGCCGATGCGTAAGCATCTGATAGGCCGTGAGCGTGTTGGCCGCATTGTCGAGCGGGCGCTCAAGGAGTGGCCCATTCCAGTGCTGTATCAGTGCGACGCTCAGCAGACCGAAGTGGTCGCCAAGCACTTCGCCCGCAGGCTGGAACGCCAGGAGCGTGAGTACGGAATGGGATTTCTCGCCAGCATCATCTTGGCGGCCATCATCAGCGAGATCGTCAAGAAAATCGTGCAGCGGTGGCTGGATAGTCGTGGCGAGATGCTGGAGGCCATGCAGTGACCGACCAAGCGAAAGAGACGCTTTACAGCATTATGGAGCGGTGGGGGTTTCCCACTTTGGTAGCAATTGCTTGCGGCTGGGTGCTTCGCGCCGACGTTCTGCTACCTCTTGTCGAGGAGCACAGGGCCTTTGTGAAGTCATTGAGCGAGACGCAGCGTGAGATCAGCAAGGCCGTGAGCGAGCAGACGCGGTTGCTGTATGCCCTACAGCCTCGAGCAACGGAACAGCAGGAGAACTAAGCCATGGCGATGAGCCCGAGACTATTGAGGCCGCGAGCCACGGGATTTAACCCCAAGAGCATCAGCGGGCTCATTGGCTGGTGGGATTTTTCGGACGCCTCAACTCTGGCGCCTAGTTCGTCTGGCACCGGAACGGTTTCAAATAACGGGCCGATCAAGTATGTGGCAGATAAAAGCGGAGCCAGTGCCGCGATGATCCAGACGGGGGCCGATTCCGTGTCTCCTACTTACCTTACTTCCGGCCAGAACAACCTGAGCGTGGCTGGATTTGATGGCGGCGACTGGATGAGCATGTCTTATACGCTGACGCTAACAAGTCAGACTGTTTTTGCAGTCGCGCGTCTGGCATCCGCCGCTAGCAGTAATGGCCGCCTTTTTACGCAGTCCGATTCGGGGAACGATTTCTCTACATCAGGGCACTATGTGCCTCTTCAGCGAAACGCTTCCGGCGAGAGTTTGGCAGCGTATGTGAATGGTGACAACCGCGCAAGTGTTTCCGTCACCTACGATCAATGGTTTGTCGCGTGCAGTCGGCATACTGGTTCGCAGATCCAAAGCCGGGTCAATAACGGCTCGGCCCAGACCTACTCGCACACCCTCAACAAGGAGTTCACGAGGTTCGGGATTGGCGAGTCCCTCCCTTCGTTTGGGGCTCGCTGGCGCGACCGCATGGCGGAACTGCTGGTCTTTAGTCGCTCCATTAGCGACTCAGAAATGAACGCAGTCGCCCGCTGGCTCGGCAAAAAATGGAACATCACGGTGGCATGATGTGGAACTGGCGCGTGATCATCATCGTTCCGGCGGCATCAAAGGCAGCGGCCGAGCAGGCTGCGAGGTCGATCAACTCCACAGGACCAGATTACTCCGGGGATGCCTTTTGTTCGCCATTGTCCATCAGCGGCAGCCTGCCAGCTACTCATTGGGGTCTATATACATCTGCGACTGATTCGATTGTGGATGCAATGGCATTAGCCTTACCGTCGATTTCTGGCGTCCAGTTCTGGCGGCATAACGTGGCTGGAAGTCTAGTTGCCAGCAACGTGACCGACGCCGCCGGCCAGGCGTGGGGCTACGAAGACAGCCTAGAAGCGTCTGGGCTACGCCAATGTCCTGCCGCCATAGTCCCCTAGCCCTGTGAGCTAGGGCACTGCAAGATCAGGCCCGTCATTCACTACCATGACCACACCCAGGAGCTACCCATGGCCGACAACATTCTGAGCCGAAAGAATCGTGACTTCGATATCACCCTGCACACGGCCACAGCATCGGCTACCACGCTCGACATGCGTGATGTGGCTGGTGCTGTTGTGACTCTGGGCACCATGAGCACCAACGCCGCCACGCTCCAGATGTGGGTAGGCACCAGCACGGCCGGCACCTTTCGCCGACTTTACAAGTCTGACGGTAGCGTGGCAGACCTGACGCTCTCTGCTTCGAGCACGGACGGGCGAGCGTATGCCCTGCCTGACGAAGTGTTTGGCGTTGAGTACCTCAAGATCGTCTCGGCCACGACCAACAGCACGGGCACCGCTGGCGTGGTGATGCTGAAGAGCTGACGTGCCTACCAAGATCCCCAGCCATAGGCCGCTGCGTCTTGGCCCTCGCATGCGAGAGGCCAGGCCCAACGCGGCAGCCCGTGGCTATTGCTCAGCAGCCCACAAGGCGTGGAGGCAGGCGGTGCTGAACCGATGCCACTGGCAATGCGTTGACTGCGGCCGTGTGGCCCATGGCCGTGACATGCACGCAGATCACGTAGTGCCAGTGAGCGTGGCCCCTGACCTACGGTATGACGTGACCAACGGAGCGGCCCGGTGCGTTTCGTGCCACAGCCGAAAGACCAACGCGGAGCGGCAGAGGGGGGGCGGTTCGGATCCCTACCCCCCCGTCTGAGGAAAACCAGAAGTTCCTGCTTCTATACGCGGGGCCGAAATTGGGAGTTTAAACATGGGCAAGGGCCGCAAGCCGACGCCTAAACCGCTGCTTAAGCTTCGCGGCGCTCGGGTTAGGGGGCCGCACAAGTCCGGCATCGACGCAGTTCCGGGCATCCCGCCCGCACCGCATTGGCTTTCGGATCTCGCCCGCGAGGAGTGGGAGCGGATCGTGCCCATGCTTGAGGCGTCCAAGGTCATGAGCCCCAGGCACCAGCAGACGCTGGCCGCTTACTGCGATTCGCTCGCGGACATGATTGAGGCCGACCGTGAGCTCAAGGCCAACGGGGCCACGTTCATGGACGATAAGGGTAGGGTAAGCAATCACCCTGCGTGGACTCGGAAGCGTGACGCTCGCACGTCGATGCTCAAGTTCGCGTCTGAGTTTGGCCTAACGGCGTCTGCCCTGGCACGAGTCTCGGCGGTTGAGAATGGCCCGCAATCAGACGAAGAAGACGCTCGCATGTTCGCTTGAGCACCCGTGCAAAAAGTGCTCCTCGTGTCTGGCGGTGCGTTTCTTCCACAAGCACCTGACGCACGCCAAGGGCGAGCTCGGCGGCAAGCCGTTCACGCTTGAGCCGTGGCAGCAGGACTACGTGCGAAAGCTCTTCGCCACTGAGGGCGACGTGCGAAAAGTCCGCACAAGCCTGCTGGCGATTCCGCGCAAGAATGGCAAGAGCAGTTTATGCGCGGGCATTGCGCTCAAACTGCTGATGGAGAACGAGCCCGGCTGTGAAGTCTATTCCTGCGCAGCCTCACGCGATCAGGCCCGGCTCGTCTTTGACATGGCCCGCGTCTACGTCGAGCAGTCGCCCGTCCTGCGTCAGCATCTCAAGGTTTACCGCAACGCGATCGTGCGAGAGGCGACGCACGGCACCTACAAGGCCCTGTCCGCTGAGGCCGGCATTCAGCACGGGCTCTCCGCTCACGGCGTGATATTCGATGAACTGCACGTCTCTAACCGCGAGATGTGGGAAGTCATGCTCAGCAGCCAAGGTGCTCGGCGTCAGCCGCTGACGGTGGCGCTCACCACGGCAGGCTTTGACCGCAAAAGCGTCTGCTGGGAAATCTGGAAATACGCTGAGGCTGTGGCCGCCGGCACCGTGAAAGACGAGACGTTCCTGCCAGCCATCTATGCGGCCGACATTGCGGATGACTGGAAAGCCGAAGAGACGTGGAAGAAGGCCAATCCAAACCTCGGCGTTTCCGTGCGCATGGACTTCCTGCGGAGCGAATGTGCTCGAGCGGTTGAGATGCCGACTTATGAAAATGTTTTTCGCCAACTTTTTTTGAACCAATGGACGGAACAGTCAACTAGGTGGCTGCGGATGGATCACTGGGCCCAAGGCGACAAGCCGTGCCCCGTTGATCTGGCCGGCCGAGAGTGCTGGGCCGGGTTGGACTTGGCCACCACGTTTGACACCACAGCCCTGGTGCTGCTCTTCCCGCTGGACGATGGCACGTTTTGGATAGAGCCGCACTTCTGGATCCCGAGCGACAACGCCCACCAGCGAGAGCGCCGCGACAAAGTGCCCTACCTGACGTGGCATCGGCAGGGGCATCTGAACATGACTGATGGCAACGTCACCGACTTCGACCAAGTGCGTTCAGACATCAACGCCATCTGCTCAAAGTACAAGGTGCGTGGCATCGGCCTAGACCCGTGGAACTCGGCGCAACTCGGCCAACAACTGCAAGGCGACGGGCTTCCCATGTCAGACTTTCGACAGGGCTACGGCTCTCTGTCGGCACCTAGCAAGCAGCTGGAGAACCTTGTTGTGAGCGGGAGGGTGCTGCACGGCGGGCACCCAGTGCTGTCATGGCAGGCTTCCAACGTGGCCATTCAGCAGGATTCAGCAGCCGGAAACATTAAGCCGAGCAAGGCCAAGAGCACAGAACGCATAGACGGCATCGTGTCGCTGGTCATGGCCATCGGGCTGTGGCAAACGGCAACCGCAGCCACGCCGGAACAGTCCTGGGACATCGTGACTCTATGAGCGAAAACGCCGCCGCCGACTTCAAGATGTTCGACCTGCGTGGCATCGACTGGCCCGAAGTAAGTTCCAGCCGCACGCCTTCTGGCATTCGCGTCAACGCTGACAACTCCATGGCGTGCTCGGCCTACACGGCCTGCATCCGCGTCATATCGGATGCGGTATCTGCCCTGCCGCTGCACATCTACGAGCGGATGGCCAACGGCGGGAAACAGAAGGCCACGAGCCATCCTGTCTATCGGCTCCTGCACCAGCAGCCAAACCCGTGGCAGACGGCTCAAGAGTTTCGGGATTGGATGACTGGCATGTATCTGCACTACGGTGCGAGCTACGCCGAGATCCGCCCAGGTGCTCGAGGTGCTGTGTCTGAGTTGTGGCCGCTGCACTCCAGCCGCATGGAGGCTGAGCGGCTGAGTGACGGCACGCTGCGGTATCGGTACCGCGAGCCAAGTGGCCAGCAGACGATCTACAGCCAGGAGCAGATATTCGCCCTGCGATTCACGACCGAAGACGGCATCAAGCCGATTCCTACCTATAAGCTCTTTCAGAATGTGCTTGGTCTTTCGCAGGCTCTTGAGGCGCACGCCGCTACGTACTTTGGCAACGGGGCACGCCCTGGCGTAATCCTTGAAAGCAGCAACCCGATTCCCACAGACGCGGCCGAGCGACTGCGTGAGAGTTGGGAGCGAATGCACAGAGGCAGCGACCGAGCCTTCAGAACGGCTGTATTGCCTGCGGGCATTACGGCCAAAGAGCTAAGCAGCAGCAACGAGGCTGCCCAGATGCTGGAGAGCCGGGCATTCTCCGTGTACGAGTGCTGCCGAATCTTCCATGTGCCGCCCCATCTGATTCAGCAGCTGGATCGCAGCACGTTCAACAACATCGAGGTGCAGGGCACGGAGTTCGTGCAGCACTGCCTGCTCCCGCACTTGAAGCGGTGGGAAGCAGCCATCAGCCGTGACCTCATCGTTGATGATGAAAAGTATTTCGCTGAGCACAGCGTAAGCGGCCTGCTTCGCGGCGACCACGCGAGCCGGTCAGCGTATTTCGTATCGGCGCTCCAGAACGGCTGGATGACGGTGAACGAAGTGAGAGAGCTAGAGAACCTAAATCCAATCGGGCCAGAGGGCGACCAGCATTTCATCCAGTTGAACATGACCACCCTGGAAAAGGCAGGCGAGCCACAGCCGCAAGATCCGCAGCCGATGCCGCAGGACACGCCGGGCGAGCCAGCGGACGGCACGCCAGAAGACGATGCCGAAGACACGACTACCGCCCAGGAGGTGCCGACGAATGGAACTTGAGCGCCGCGACTTCGCATTTGACGAGACTGACGAGCTCATCGTTGAGCAGCGTGCTGACGGCCGGGCAGCCATCATCGGCTATGCCGCCGTCTACAACCGAATGAGCCTTGACCTGGGCGGGTTCAAGGAAGAAATCCTGCCGGGTGCTTTTGACAAGGTGTTGAGCCGCCAGCGTGGCAAGCAGGACGTGGTGGCCCTGTTCAACCATGACAGCAACATCGTGCTCGGTCGCACATCAAGCGGCACGCTGGAACTCTCCAGCGACAGCAAGGGCCTGCGGTACGTGGTCACTCCACCCGTGAGCCGTGCCGACGTACTTGAGCTCATCGCCCGTAAGGACGTGGCCGGCAGTTCATTCGCGTTCACGGTTGGCAAAGACGGGGAAGCGTTCCGCACTGGCGACGGTGGCCAAGCCATCCGCCAGATCCGCGAAGTGAGCGGGCTGTATGACGTTGGCCCAGTGCTCACGCCTGCGTACCCGTCAACGTCTGCCAGCGTCGCCATGCGTTCCTACGAGGCATGGATTGCATCGCAGTCCGCCAACGAGCCGGCAGTTCGGGCGGTTAGTTCGCGTTCGGCCTTGCGGGGCGTCGCCGCCGCCTGGGCTGCCACCTTAAGGCTAAAGAATGTCTGAGGCCCGCTGCACCTGCGGCGAGAAGTTGCGGACACGCTCAAGCCGCGCATGCGGCGAAGAGAGGCAGCGTTACATGCGCTGCCCAAGGTGCGGCGCTCGCGGCGTGGTGTTTGTGAAAACAACACTTTCTGAAGTCCGCTACTGCAAGAGGGCGGCACGTTAGAGGCACAGTGGAATCCATCGGCAATACCGCCGGCGGAGATATACCACGTGGACAACCTCAAGAAATTGCAGGACGAGGCCGTTAACCTCGCCAACCGTATCGACGCCGTGCGTGCGATCGAGAGCACCGATGCCGACAAGATTGCCGAGCGCGATCTTGAACTCGAGGCGATGAACACCGAGGCCGGCAAGCTGGCCAAGCGGATCGACTTTGAGAAGTCGGTGGCCGAGTCGGCCAAGAATCTCCGCAGCGTGGTTGACCGCTGCACGCCGGCTCCCGAAGTGACCGAAGAGCGTAGCGAGAAGGTCCGCGTCGAGGCGGTTCCGTTCTCGGGCCGGCTCCGTGCGTTCGAGAACGCCCGCGACGCCTACTCGGTGGGCATGTGGTTCAAGGCGAAGAGCGGCGACGCCGACGCCAAGCGGTGGTGCCAGGACCACGGCGTTGAGGCTCGTGCTCAGGGTTCGACCGGCAGCACCACTGGCGCGGCCTTCGTGCCTGATGTGCTCTCCTCCACCGTGATCCGACTTGTGGACCAGTATTCGGCTTTTGCTCAGAACGCCACGAACGTGGTGATGCCGAGCGACGTGCTGCTTTTCCCGCGTCGGACGGCCGGTGCGACCGCGTACTGGATCAACGAGAACTCGGCCATCACTGCCAGCGACCCCACTTCCAATCAGGTCACTCTGACTGCGAAGAAGGTCACGGGCGCGGTGACGATTGCGAGCGAGCTCCTGCAGGACTCGATCGTGTCAATCGCCGACTGGATCGCTGCGGAGCTGGCACTGACGCTCTCCAACGCCGTCGAAGAGGCTGCGTGGAGCGGCAACCCGAGCAACGCTCCAGCGGTTGCTGGGCTCGTCACGACCTATACGGGTGGCCTGCTGGCGGCGTCTGCTGCCACCTACGCCGCCTCGCTCGTGACGGCTGCCGGTGACACGCCTGACGAAGTGACCAAGGCCAACTTGCTGGCCATGATGGCCAGGGTTCCGCAGCACTCACGTGCCGGTGCCAAGTGGTTCTGCTCGCCGTTCTTCTTTGCGGCGTGCATGCAGAACCTTGACTTGGCCCAGGGCGGTTCGGTTGGTCTGTCGCAGGGCATGGGTCCGACGTTCCTCGGCTCGGAAGTGGTCCTCACCGACCGCCTGCCGGCCGGTGCTGACTCGACGGGTGCCATCATGGCGCTGTACGGCAACATGGCCAACAGCTCCTACTACGGCATCCGCCAGGCCATCGAGATCGCGTCGAGCGACCAGGTGAACTTCCTGAGCGATCAGACCGTGATTCGGGCTGTGGCTCGCGTTGCCATCACGCACGCGAACCTGGGCACCGACACCGTGGCCGGCCCGATGATCGGCCTCGTGGGTGCGTGAGCCTGACGGCTTGACGAGTGTGCAATCTTGAGCGGGCGGCTTCCACGACGGGGCCGCCCGCTCTCTTTCTTGAGGCACGCATGCTGGTCAAGGTAGGTGGCACAGAAGTTGACATCCGGGTGGAGGCCGTGCTCTCCATGCCACGGCTCTCGTTCACAGCCAATCACTTCGCCTGGGCCCAGGCCCTGATGCCGCTTGGCATTCGCCCCACGATGGGCACGGGTGCGTTCTGGGATCAGGTGAACACTCGCGTAATGGAGCAGTTCATTGACTCGTGCGAGTACCTGCTGGCCATCGACTACGACACGTTTTTCACCAAGCAGGACGTTGAGCAGCTGTTCGCGATGGCCATGACGTTTCAGTGCGACGCCATCACTGGCATGCAGACCAAGCGTGAAGACGGCCGCCCGATGCTGACGCTCAAGGGAACGCTTGACGCACCGCCAGAGGACGGGCACACGCAGGTTCCGAAAGAGTGGTTTTCAGAACCCGTGCAGGAAGTGGACACGGCACACTTCGGTTGCACCGTCATTAGCACGGCAGCACTTAAGCGAACAAAGAAGCCGTGGTTCTGGAGCAAGCCAGACCCGCAAGGCGGCTGGAACGATGGGCGCACCGATCCAGATATCTGGTGGTGGCGAAACTGGCGAGACAGCGGCAACCGCGTCTTCGTCTCGCCGCGTGTCGTTTTGGGCCACGGTGAATACGTGGTGACGTGGCCCGGCAAACACCTTACCGCCCCTGTTTTTCAGTGGACTACTGAGTTCACGAACACGGGCAAGCCGCCAGAATCTGCATGGAGTGTGGGCTAATGCCGAAGATTATGTTTACCCGCGCGTGGCGTGGCTACCGCAAAGGGCAAGTGGCTGAGCTTCCTGGCGGGATCAGCACGCAGCTGCTCGCTCAGCGTGTCGCTGTAGAAGACAACCAGCCGACGCTGATCGAAACGGCTGCCCTTGAGCACGACGTAGAAACCGCAGACGCCACCCCAAAGCGAAGAGGCCGCCGTGCAGTATCGAAGCCTGACTCGACAGACGCCGCCAGCCGTTGAGCCCGTCACACTCGCGGAAGCCAAGGCCCACCTGCGGGTTGATACCAGCGGCGATGACGCCTACATCGGCACGCTCATCACGGCAGCCCGCGAGTGGTGCGAGCAGTACCTAGACCGCACGCTGGTCAATACGCAGTGGGTCATGCGGTTCGACTCGTTCCCGCCAGACGGCACCCATGACATCGAGCTACCACGGCCGCCCATGGCGACGGCCGGCACGACCACGGCGGTGGCCCTGACGTTCACCTACGAGAACGGCACGACGGCCACCTACTCGACAGCCAGCTACCGCGTGGACCGCAGCAGCACGCCAGGGGCGGTGAAGACTTTGTACGGCCAGACGTGGCCACCGCACCTTATGGATGACAACGCCATCAGCGTGACGTGGTGGGCCGGCTACGGGGCTGCTGGTTCAAGTGTGCCTGCGTCCATCCGCCACGCCTGCCTGATGCTTGTGGGCTTCTGGTACGAGAACCGCAGCACGGTTCTCGTTGGCAGCATCAGCAAGCAGCTGGAGTTTGCTGTTGAATCGCTTCTCTCGTCACAGAAATGGGGCAGCTACCAATGAGCCTTGAAGGACGCATCAACGTAGACGTGCTGTTCCACGATAAGGACGGCACGGCATCGCTCAAAGTGGTGAGCCTGCAGGACTCGCAGGCGTACACCAGCGGCAAGGTGGCCATCGTTAGCGGTACGTGCGGCACTAGTGCCGTGACTATCCAAGTCGCGCCAACAGCCTACAGGGACGCGAGCGGCGCGTTTGTTTCGTTCTCTGAGATTGAGTGCTACGTGATTAAGTCCGGGCCGGCTCCCTTGGTTGTGAATAACCCGACTGTGACCGTGAATGCGAACTCGTTAAGCATTGTTTCAACATCCTATGGTGATTTTGATGACGCCGGGCAACTGCCGACAGTGCGCACAAACGCAGGCACATCTTCGTACACCATTGCGATGTACGGCACATGATTGACGCCGGCAAGCTCCGCGAGCGCGTGACGGTGCAGCAGGCGTCCGAGTCTCGGAACGCTCTCGGGGAAACCGTGCTTTCGTGGGCCACGTTCGCTGAACGCTGGGCCAGCGTAGAAGGCGTCTCTTCCCGCGAGCTTCTGCAGTACGGGCAACAGCAGATTGAGGTTTCGCACCGCGTCCGCATGCGGTGGCTCGACGGGCTGACGCAATCCATGCGGATCGTCTGGCGTGGCCGCACGCTAGAGATCGTCAGCCTGCTCGAGCACGGGAACCGTAGCGAGCACGAGCTCGTCTGCCAGGAGGCCGCATAGATGGCCGTTGCTGGCGTCAACCTTTCGGTCGACACGTCCGAGCTTCTGCGGCTGCAGGAGTCGCTCGGCAAACTCTTCGACAACGCAGGGCTTGCCGACACTCTTGGCGATGCTTTGGAGAAGGCGTTGGAGCCAGCAAAGCTGCGGCTGCGAGAGAACACGCCAGCCGGGCCTACTGGCAATCTCAAGCGTGCCGTGAACATGAAGATCGTGAGGTACAAGGACAGCGGCGTGGCCGTGGGCCTGCTTGGCTACAACCGTGCTGGCCAAGGCAAATCAAAGAGCGCTGCCGGCGGCACGGTGCAGGCTGGCCCTGACAGGGCTTTTCATCAATGGTGGCTTGAGTTCGGCACCAAGCAGCGAGTGATTGCCAAGCTCTCAAACAAGCCCTACCAACGAAAGGCTCACCAGAGAACGATGAAGTCTGGCAAAGTGGCCAGCATCAAGGCTCACCAAGTCTCTGGGCAAAACGCCTACATCGCATCGTCATACAGTGAGCTGGGGCAGTTCAAGATGATGAAGACGCCCCGCCCTCCACGAGGAGAGAGCGGCCATCGAGTGCAGACAGATCCTGCCTACCCGAATGCGTTCTTTCAGAAATCCACAAAGCCAATCGTCATTCCTGCCATGAATCCTGGCGGCAGCGGGGAGCCGCCCCTGCGAAAGACGTGGCGTGAGTATCAGGGCAAGGTGGC